TTAAGGGTGGTCTCCTGCATACCACCAGATTTACTTTTATAAACAATAACTAATGGTGAGTATTGATTCTTATCGTTTACTGGGGGTTTTACAAACGATGCGGGTTCTGTTGATTTCTTAGATATTCTTTCATCTGAGTATATCTTTTTCTTCATCAAACGTTGACTCAACTTTATCCTTGCATCTGATCTTGTTAAGTCTCCACTTGATTCAACAAAGATATAAACTGGTGTATCTACTTTCTGCCCTTTACCTTCAACCTTTCTAAGATCAAGGTTTTTCATACTTTTGATTTCGCTAAGAATTATTTTTTTAGAAGGATGTTCCTCCAATAATTTCTGTGCCATTTTTTTTGTAATATGTGTTTGTACACTTATTATAACATACTATTCACTATTTAGAAGGTTGCTCCATGAACTTTTTGTGGTTCTTGAATCCAATTTAAATTAACAACATATCTACCATACTCATCTGTTGCTGTTGATCCAGTATGCATTTCTGCACTATCAAATATAACTGCCCTATTCTTTTTACTATAAACAATCTGTCCGTTCTTAAATTTTGTATATCCATTACAATCATTTAAGTAATACACACAAGTCTTTCCTTCCCAAGGATGATCTCTATGATATCCGTGTTCTACATGTTCTGGAGTCCTTATATTGAGATTTGCTTTTACATGAAGTAATTGATATTTTGGATCATGAGAATATTTAAAATGTTGAATCAAAGGAACTATCTTCTCAAGTTCCCTTCCCATATGTGGAACATCTTTTAATTTCTCGCTATCTTTTCTAAAAAATAAGTAACAAAATTGTCTGTTATCTTCATCTTCACAAGTAGTTCTTCCCAGATAATTTAATCCATCATCTTCTGCGAGATCTAAAACTCTGTTTAAAAACCAAGGAAAGGATGCATTATAAACTATGTGGTTTTCAAGTCTTTCAAATTCATCCCTTTCTAGGAAATCATCAAATACTTCTATCATCTATCATCTGCTGCTCTATTCTCTGATTGATAAACATCAAACTCTCCACCAGGATATCTTTTCTTTAACTTCTCAACATTACCAGCAACAACATCATCAATTGAAACTTCTAATGCTTTACAAGCTTGCATTACATACCAGAGACCGTCACCCAACTCAATAATAGATGCTCTCGATTATCATCTGTCCAAGGTTTACCTTGGAATAACATCTTCTTAACGATCTCCATAAACTCACCACCTTCAGCACTAATGCCAACAGCAGCAGTAAGAAGCCGCTGAATATTGGAACCTTCTCCGTCAAGATATTCAATACTATCAAGAAAAGATTTATAATCTTTACTGGAATCGGATGTGACACCATCCACGAATAAAGCATACTTATCAAAGTCAATTTTCTTTGTCATTTAAAACTTTAGTGCATCAAATTTACTGAGCATTTTGCTCTTGTCAGAATTATACTCTACTTCTTGCCCACTGTCAATAATATCATCTTGTGCTCTTTGTTCGCAGTCATATAATTTCATCTTTGCACGATCTACACCTATCACGAATCTCTTATTTAAAGTTGGATCGTGATAACGATTCTTCAATTGCTTGACCATTATCTGCCCGACCTCCTCCAGTTCCTCCGTACTAATAAGAGCAAACATAAGATCAGCAGTTGCGGGAAGCCCAAAACTTTCGCTTGTATCAGTAAGATCAACATCACTACTACCATAGCCAGAACGAGTCGTCTGAGTAGCGGAGACGATAGGTACATTAGTCTCAACTGCAAGACCACGGAGTTCTTCAGCAATCGCTTTAATATAGGAATACGAGTTGACATTGGAATTTGCCCGATATCTACTAGATGCACATATATTTAGATAGTCAATAAAAATGATATCTGGTTTAAATGACTTCTTAAGTGCAAGTTCATTTAGTAATGCTTTGAAGTGTCCTGAGTGTGCTGATGCAGTTGGATATTCCTTGATGATTAATGTTCCTTGTGTCTTCTTGGCAATATTAGTTACCTTGTTTTCAAACATCATTTCTGGCAATTCAACTAATTGTTGTATTGGGACATTCAATAAATTAGCATCAATTCTCTCTGCAATTTTTTCCTCAGCCATCTCAAGCGTGATGTATAATACGTTCTTCCCTTGGAGTAACACACTGCTTGCGACATGACACATAAAGAGAGACTTACCAACACCAGTGCCAGCAAGAGCAATATTGAGTGTTTTATTAGGAAGACCACCCTTCGTAATCTTATTGAAAAAATCGAGGTCGAATTGAATTCGGGTTTCTTTTTGATGATAGAATTTAAATCTCTCTTCATAGTCTTGCAAATAATCGTGTCCTACATTATTATCAAAACTAACTGCTAATGCATCTGACAATATAGATGGAATAGCATCTCTAGTTTTTTTCTTTTCTGTTTTACCGTCAGCAATACTAATTGATTCAACAAGTGCAAGATAGATCGCACGATCTCGACACCATTTTTCTGTTGTATCAAATAACCACTGAAGGTCACTTTTCTCTTCATTTAATTCTGTTACTAATGTACTTATATCCTTAAAACCTTCATCACTAATATCAGTTCTTTTTTCTGCTTCAATTATGATTGCTTCTTTAGATGGTAGATTACTGTATTCAATAATAAACTTAGCAGTTTCTTCAAATACTACTTTCTCGTGATAACTTTCAAAATATTCATTTTTAAGAAATGGTAATACCTTTCTTGAATATTCTTCATTGAATATCAAATTCTTTAAAATTGTTGTTTCGATTCTTTCCATCAATGATAATGCAAATAAGAACTCATAATATATTTTGGGTTACTTACTGGTGGTTCACCCAAATGTGGATATTCCCACGTTGGTGGAAATATTATAACAGATCCTTTAACAGGAGTAAACTCTTTATGTTGATGAGGAAAAATAGTTTTACCACCTTCATCAACACCATTCAGATAGAATAACATAGCAAGACATCTCTTAGCTGACTTGTGATCTATAACATCTACGTGTTCATCAAAACGATCTACTCCACCAATCTCATATTTTTTGATTCTAAATTCTTCAATATATTTAATTTTGGGTAAGTATTTTGCTGATGATATATCTTTCTTATAATTATCTAACGCTGTAGAAAAATAATTACAAAGATTTGATATAACTTTGGGGTGATATCTATTTAAATTTAACTGTGTGAATGTTGGTTTTGATTCATTGTCAACTCTTTCAAGATATCAGAATTTGTTTCATAAACATTGATTAGATAATCGCACAAATTTGTTGGTAATATACTATACTTACAAAGAACCATAACTATACTCTTCAACAGCAATATCATTTAATTTCTTCATTATATCATCAGTAAAATACTTGTCTGGATTCTTATATATTTCTTTCGCATATACTTTCTTACCATTCATTTCATATCTACCAGCGACATTCTTCCAAAGACCACCAAGTTCTCCAAGATCAAGAAGTCCATAATACTTATCAAGACCTCGTTCATCATAATACAAACGAATATCAACAGTTTTGTTTTCTTTACTTAAACGTGATTTATGAGTCTTTGCTTTGATAATGTTTCCGATGACTTCCTTGCCATCCTTTTCTTTTTTCTTGCTGAGATAAATGATCGTAGACGCTGCATATTTGAGTCCACTACCTCCTCCCATTTCTTTAGTTGGTACATAAGCTCCGATGACATCATAAGTGTGATTTGTAACTATAAGTGGAATATTTGCCTGACCTAACTTGAGGGTAAGCATACGGAATGCACCTTTGACAAGTTGTGATTTAGTCATATCACGGACTTGTTTATCATTCAATGCATCATTTATCTCTTTCTCTGTAGAAAGCATACCTAATGAATCAAGCACAAACATGCAAGGTTTACGACTTTCTTCATCTGATTTTAAGTATATATCAACTGCCTTTAATGCTTTACCTCTAAACTCTTCAATTGTTACAACATTTACAACAACCAACCGTGTCGTATCAACTCCACGAGACTCCAGTAATCCTTTATTGACGGCTGCTTCAGTGTCAAAATAGAGACAATACCCATCAGGGTTAGTGTCCAAAAAGTTTTTGACAACAGCCAAGGAAAAATAAGTCTTTCCAGTAGAGCTTTCACCAGCGATGGCAGTGATCTTATTACTAGAAACACCACCATAAATGGAACCGCTAACCACTGCATTAAAGATATATGATCCTGTGTCGATGAATCGTTCGTTTTCGTCGATTTCGGAGGCAATTTGGGTGTAGTCATCACCTATCTCTTTTACTATTTCTTTTAAAAAATCCATACTATGCTACAATGTCGAATACTTCTCGAAGAACTTTCTTATGTGGATATCCTTCTTCAATCAAGAATTTAGTTAATCTTAACTTTCTATGCAACTCATTTCTAAATTGCCTTTTCATTGCATCTGGATGATTAGATTCATTCAATGCATCCATCAACTCTTTTAATTCTTCGTTGTTGATTGGTAAATCCATAATAAAAGTTTAAGTACACACATTATAACATCATATTCTATTTTTGGCAATCAAGAGAAAAAACTTTCTAAAGTAATCTTTTTCTCGTCTGACCAACCAATTGCATTCAGTACAGCTTTCATCGGATCGAGGAATGCCTTATCAAACTGAGTATCATAATCAATAAACTTTTCAAGATTAAGTTCCTTTGGAAAGTCTTGAATGAATGACATTACATTCTCACGGATCGGATTTGGATTCTTTAAATAGCAGAACTTAATCTTCTCACCATTCTGAATGTATGCATACTTCTTATCGAGTTTATTCTCTTTAACGTAAAAATTATATAGGAGAGCACCACGAACGTGCATTGGTGTTCCCTTTTCATATATGTTATTAGTTCCTTTATACTTGACCACATTTGATGCAGTGCGAGGAAATGATATTTCTTCTGGAGATAATGATTTAAATTTAGTTCGACAACTATCAATATAATCTATCATCTCATCTTCAGTTCCACTCATCATCACTTTTAATCCTTCCTTAATCATCGTACGACAAGGTGCAGGTGTTGATGACTTAACTGCTTCAATACCCATAATCTTTAACTTTGCATCTGCATATCTAACTCCTTCACTATCCCATACATTCAGAATATATCTTTTCTTTGCTGTCCATATACCACGATCTGCGATGTTTTCTCTTTTCATAAACATCTTTTGATCATACGCATTTACGTAGTTCGCCAACGCTTGGTAAGAACTTTCAATATACTTTTCAAATTCCACTTCACACACCTTATTAAGGAACGACACAATGCCTTCAGTAGTCTTCTCTCTGCCTTGGTATACTGCGTCAATAAAAGGGCCCAAATTAAGATAAATGGAATCGGTATCAGAAGCAATAACATAATCAACACCCTCCGTATTTAAAATTTTGTTCAGTTTACGATTCATCCGATTTTCAATCCATCGGATTGAAACTTGACCAGATAAAGTAATTGCTTCAGCGTTTGCTAATTTAAAATAACGGAAGTACTGATTACCGATAGCACCATAAGCAGAATTAAGAGAGATCTTTTTTGCCATCTGGATATTGTTGCAACGGGCAATTTCTTTTTCCAACGTTTTCGTCTTGGTTTTTTCATAAGCTTTCTTTGCCTCAATCATTTTCTTCTTGAAGATAACTCGCTCATTATACATTTTCTCCATCAGTTCGGGTAAAAACCCTTTGATGTCTTTCCGATACATCGCACCATTTGCACATACTGCATAATCTTTAAACATTTCAAATGTTACTTCCTCAGATAGAATTTTATCAACGTTGACCGATGGGTGTCTCTGGTCGAGTAATGTTTCTGGGGAAATATTATATTGCATAATCAGATGAGGATAAAGACTGTTGAGGTCAAAACTAACCACCCAATCATACTTTCCTGGTATCGGTTCCTTAACATAAGCACCTGCATATTGTGAGTCTTTGTCTGTTCTTACCTTTGGAGGAATCACTACGTTCTTTCTCTTCAAGTAATTGTAGATGATTGAATCCCAAGTTCTTACTTGGAAAAATACATCTGTGTAATTTACCTTCGCATCATATGCCATCGTCAGACAAAGTTCAATCAATTTCATTTTATCTTCGAGTTGATCTACGAGTTCTACGTCGATGATGTTGTATTCAATAAACTTTTGCCAATTGCCTGTATAGAAATCTCTGAATGTATCAAATTCAGAGTGGTCTAATTTCTTTTTACCAAGTTCAACAAAAGCAATATGATCTAAGCGATATGATTCTTGGTTTGTGTATGTAAACTTACGATATAGGTCAAGGTAATCAATAACTGATATACCAGCCATTTCACAAGATATTTGTTTACGACCTTGTACAACAAAATCTTTTTTTCTTACATAACCCCAAGGAGAAAGTTTACGAACTTTCTTTTCACCCATCAATCTTTCAATACGTCCTACGATGTACGGAATATCATACAACTCACAGTTCCAACCAGTAATCACTTCTGGTGCATTTCTTTCCCAATATTCTAAAAAACGATCTATTAAATTATATTCATCCGTACACTGAACGTATCTTACATCTTCTCTCGTATTATTGAATGGACGTGAAGCAAAACAAATTATTTTCTTAGTTGTATAATCTTGTAGAGTAATTGCGAGTAATTCTTCTGCACAATCAAAGACGTTGGGAAATCCACTTTCAGCTGCAACCTCAATATCAATCGTGACTAATTTAATTTTACTAATATCAAATTTGATTTCTTCTTCTGGATATTTTTCGGAGATATACTGACAGATATATCTGTCGTTTCCGTAAACATCAAAGTTATCCACCTCAGAATATTTATCTATAAACTGTTTGCACTCAGATATTTTACCAGGTTTAATTGGTTCAACACTCTGCCCCTCTAAAGTTTTATACTTAGAGTTCCTTTTTGAAGGGACAAAAAATGTAGGATGAAAAGTCTCTCTCGCAGTAAAATGTTTACCGTTTTCATATCCACGAACAAGAATCTCATCAAACCTTTGATGGACGTTTGTATAAAACCTCATTTAATAATCTTTGTATATTCTGCAAGTAATTTCTTTGTTGGATCAACTAATGTCAATATCTTATCGGAACTCATAAACATCTCT